AGACTAGGATGTGGATCTTGAGGACTTACAATTAGTTTTTTATCTACAACATATTCATAGTGACTCATCGAAGGATTGAAAAATCTTTCCATGTTCAAACAATTTTTTATAACTTTAAAATCTTTAATATCGGTCTCGAAACTGTTTGGTAAGGCATTGTACATGACGTAAGGAATTTTTTTACGTTCAAAATAATTTTGCAAGTCAAAAACATTATCTAGGAAATTCATTATTGCATTGTTTTCAATATCCCACCCTGACTTTTGCCTTATAAAACTAACGTTGTCCAAAGTTTTCCAGGTTCTCCAAGTCAGATCTGTTTGAGGTATCCTGTCTTTTTTCCAACCGTCGTTGGTGACATAATCATTTCTGTGCATACTTGACCAACCTATTATCGCAAAAGTTTCGGAGTGATCGTTTTGTTCAAACCATACCTTGGTTGAAAAACTTATGCGGTCATTGCCGCGGCCTCCCATTGCCAAATTGACAAGATCATATCTAAAATTTTTTGCAATAATGTCGCTTACAAAACTATCAACACCGTCTTTTGGTCTAGGAGTGAGAAAACTGCATCCATTAGAAAATATTTTGTTCATACTGATATTTAAGTCACAAAAAAAGGGCGACTCGTTTTTCATTGTCGCCCTGGTGTTTTTAAAACTATTGTGCTTGTTCTATTTTTTGTTCTTCAGATTTTGGCACAATGTTATCTTTCTGCCAATATCCTAAGGCAATTATCACAATAATAATTCCTGCCCATAACCATTTATTCTTCAACATGAGTTTTCTCCTTATAAAGAAAAAGGGCGAACATTAAGTCCGCCCTTTTATGATTCAAATTAAAATAACCTTTAAGATTACTTGAATTTTACGTTAGATATTGATACTTTACCTAAGTAGTCAGCCGCATTACCAAGAGATGATGCAGTGTTTGTTAACTCTACATAACCATATCTTGTTAAGAAGCCTACTACCGGTTCGAAAGTAGATGGATCTAACACAACACCGCTTGACATTAATGGAATGTATGGGCAGTAGAATGCTGGAGCATCTGCTTCACTTGAGCCTTTGTATCCAACTAATACGTCTGTGTTATCAGCCGCATAACCGTCTACGTAAACTCTCATAGCACCGTTTAGTGTACCAACAAATTTTGTGTTAGTTGGTGCTTCAAAAGTACCTTCTGTTGATCTTGCAAACGCAGAAGTTGTTGCAGATTGAAGAATTGTTAACGCTTGTGGCGAAACAACTGCATAGTTACCTGCACCTCTTCTTGTTCTTGACGCAATGTTGTTAGCAACTTTGTTGATTAACACAGCCAAAGCCGCGTGTTCATCACCAACGAATGTTGCAGTACCTGACACAGCAGATTGGTCGAACGCCTCAGCGGCAGTTCCAGCCAATGATCTTAATGATCCGATGATCTCTTGGTCGATCTCAGCAGTAATTTCTTGTGCTAATGCCGCCATGATTTCAGCCTCAACATCAATACCTTGTTGTGCCTGTGCATCTTGAGCCGCTTCAAAAGTCCATCTTGCAGATAGTTTTCTTGATTTCGCCTCAACAGGTTGCTTCATGATTTGGATTGCTAATCTGTTTCCTGCTTGACCTTCTAAAGCCGCAGTAGAAGAACCTTTAGCATTTCCGTCTGTACCATCATTCGCTTCGTTACCTGAGTATGCTCTTGCGATTTTGAATGGAGATAATGCTTCTTCACCAGCCGTTGCGTTGTTGGCTACTGTGTCTGCATATCTTATTCTTAATGTGTGGATTTGTCCTACAGGACCAGACATTGGTTGTACACCTACGATCTCGTTAGCGATCACAGTCGGCATAACCCTTCTGATTACTGGAAGAATAACCCTGTTTAACGTAGCAACGTTACCGGCGCTAGTTGCACCACTTGTTGCCGCCTCAGACAAATACCTTTTTGTATTTTCTAAGACAACATCCATAGTTTTTTTCTTGTTGCCTGTTAAACCTTCGGTTAGGGCCTGTTTAGTTTCGCCCCATTTTGATTCAAATAGTTCTGACATTTGATCTTTCCCCTTATAGTTTATTAATTAATACCCGCCAATTGACGAATACTTGTTAGTTCAGCATCTTCTCTTTGTGATCTGTCGCCAGCCGCTTCAGTGATTACTTTCGTAGCACCTTTGTTAGCAATTGGCTCCTCTTTCATCACGTGAGGTAGATACTTGTCAAACGAAGTTTGGAGTTTCGCTGTTTGAACTGATTCTAACAACTGACTCATAACTTCCGCTTTGTTTTTGCTGAGAGGTTTCAGCAACTCTGCCATCGTTTCCTTTCGTTCCATCAAGTCCTTATGATTTTGCATTTCTGCTTCCTTAGACTCAATCACCGCTTTCTTCTCTTCGATGGATTTCTCGGCTTCTTTTATTTTCAGCGTCTGTTCGTCTACAACCTTCATTAGACGTGCAGTCTCACTCTTCTCATTAAGATAAGAAGACTGATATTCTGAAGCAAAAGCCTCGAAAATTCTTTTACCAAAGTCGATTTCTCTTGCTCTACTAATATCTTCTTTTAGGCTACTAATCTCAGTGCCTAATTTTTTAGTAACAGCATCTTCTACAACTTTAGCAGATCTTTTTATGAAAGTTTCTTTTAGTTTAGCCATTTGTTTCTTCGCTTCGGCTACTAATTTAACTTTCGTTTCTACAACACCTTTTTTGTCTTCGTTGAACTCTTTAATTTCTTTAGCAAGTGCGTTTACTACGAACTCTTCTAGTTTTTTAAAGTTTTCATGAACACCTTTTCTGTCAGCGTGTAGTTCATTCAGTTCACTGTTAAGTTTGCTTAATACAAACTCTTCTAGTTTTGCAGAATGTTTGCCTACGTTTTCTTTGTAAGCGATTTTTTCTTGTGCAAGTGCTTTTCTATCTTCAACGAATTTAGAGATTTCTTCAGATAATTTTTCAGTCATCATCTTGTCAATTGCCTCAACCATGTTTGCTTTGTCATGGTCGTATCTTTTAGCAAACTCTTCTCTTAATTCCGCCGCTACTTGCTCTCTGTTTTCTTTTATCTTGTTGTCCCAAGCCTCTTGGATGTTTTTTTGAACATCTTCTGATATTGCTCCTGATTCAACTAGTTTTGAAATAGCGTCAAACATATTTCTCTCCTATTTTAGTTTCCCTATTATATTAATTAAAGCATCGTTTAGATACTTTTGTGCTTTTTTGTCATTTCTCACTTCGTCTGCCAGACCCTTTGCTTTCATACCGCCTTTTGTGTTTAGCAAATGCTCGTATATTGGCGTTGGGTAAGCACCTGGTGCCGAAGGTTGGGCCACAACATCAACAGTGATGATCTCAAAGTCTGAAACTTCGCCGCCGCCATACTCGGAAATATTTCCGCTTCCTCTGGAACTAACGCCTAGTTTCACACCTGATTCCAACATTGTTTTGACAAGTTGACCCATTGGTGTTGGCAAAATTTTCATTTTGCCGTATCCATTTGGACCGTCCATCCACATCTCAGTAATCATGTGAGACACTCGGTCCAAATTAATTTTTAAATCATCCGGATGATCTACTTCTCCAAGAACACTATAACCTGAACTTATCTGATCGTTAAGAGTTTTTACTGCTTTTCCAATTTCGTTTACTGGATAAACTCTTTGATTGGCATTTTTAATACCACCTTGAATACAGATCCCTTTCATATACAAATCTTTGCCGTTGTCGCCTTCGTGCAAGATCTGTACTCTAGCCTGATCGTAGGTTAAATGCTCTCTTAGATATAGTGACATCCGAATCCCTCTGTGTTAATCAACAATTACTTTGTAGCAACTGGTGATTTAGTATTGTCTGCACCGTCTTTGTGATCTGCCTTCATCTCTTTTTTGAAAGATGTTGACTTATCTTTTCCGCCGGTGTTTTCAAAATCGCTCATTTTTTGAGCAGTTGGGGCTGGACGACCTTTTTCTTCAGCACTGCCTTTAGCGATGTTATCACCACCTTTTGGCATTTTGCTTCCTGCATCAGTCACTGGAGATTTTTTGTTGTCACTGCCATCTTTGTTGTCAGCAGACTTCTGGATTTTGTACTCCTTCATAGTTTCCTTATCCTTCATGTCTTTTTTACCTTCAACTGGCATTTCAACTGCTTCAGTGTCATTTGCTATCGGCTCTAAAGATTCTTCTTCTTTTTCTTCTTCACCGTCTTTGTCACCCATCATTTTTTCGAATTCTGCTTTTAATTCATCTAAAGCATCTTCTAAGTCGTCGATTCTCTCTTCAGTATCGCCTTCTTCACCGTCTTTTTCCATGTCCATGTCTTTAGCCATGTCATCAGCGGCACCTTCTGCGTCACCTTCTTGGTCTGCGGCTACGTCTTTGATTAATTCATCAGTTGCGTCTCCACCTACTTCTTCGATTGATTCTTCTTCTTTAGTTTCTTCTTTAGACTCTTCAGTAGCCTCGTCTTCGATTTCTACTTCTTCGTCAACAGATTCGTCTTCTTTTGAAGCAGATTCAGTTTCTTTAACTTCATCTTTTGCTTCTGACTCGTCGGACTCTTCTTTCATTTTGTCTTTCTTGTCATGCATTGCTTCTGTAGTAGTTTCTTCTGTCGCTTCTGTTGTAGTCTCGTCAGCAAGACCTTCGTAGATGTCTCTTGATTTCTCTACAACAATTTCATGAAATAATTGTTCTGCTTTATCATTTTCTTCGTTGATAAGCAATTCTAACAATGTTTCAAACTTGTTTTCTTTAATATTTGACATATTGCACGTGCTCCTTTATTATCGGCTTGTTTTGTACTTATAAGCAATGTATTTACGACAAATATGTGAAATACCACAGAAATGGTGGCTAAAAAGGCTGTTTTTTTGACTGATTTATTTATTCAGGGCAAATTTCTGTTTAAATGCGTCTATTTCCATATGTTTGCAATTGCCTTGCCATTCTAAATCTCTGGGTGCAAACCAGCCTGGTGGTATTACCCTATGAAACTGAATATTTGGTGAATCTTTAAGTAC